GATGGTAACGTAACTCTTACAAATGCTACTCATAGTGGTAGAGTTTTACTTGTACCAGATGGTGGTCAAGATAATACCTACACACTTCCAGCGCCTATAGCTGGGTCAATGTTTAGATTTGTTTATGCTGGAGGAGCTGCTGATGCAACAGACGCTATAATAATTACTCCAGGAAATACTAATTTTTACATTGGTGGTATCACATTTTTAGACACTGACGGTAATGCGATTAGTTCTGTATTTTCAAATGGTAGCTCAAACAGTAGTATTCAATTTAATGTTCCTGCTGGATTTGATGTTACTATTATGGGTTTAAATACAACTAATTATCAGATTTTTGGTAACGCTACATCAACGACTGCTCCAGCTTTTGCTGATCAATAATAGGAGATATAAATGGCTGGAACAAGATCTGACGTAAAAGCCTTTAATGTAAATCAAGGAGATGCTGCCGCTTTGATAGGACCTGCAAGGTCAAGAATAAGACAGATAGTTATCTTTGCAGATGCAGCAGGTGCTTTAACCATAACAGATGGTAATGGTGGAGCTACATTGATAGCACAAAGTTATCCAACTGGATTACATACTCTTAATATTCCAGACAATGGTATATTAGCAGAGAGTGGTGCATATCTATCTGCATTTACTGGTAGTAGCAATAAGTTAACTATATTCTTATCGTAATGGCTAGAAAAGCAGACAAGCAACCGCCTAAAACTAAAAAGTATTTCCGCTCCACTAAATCTGGGGCGGGAATGACAAAGGCGGGTGTTGCTCGTTATAGAAGAGATAATCCAGGCAGTAAGTTAAAAACTGCCGTAACTGGTAAAGTTAAACCTGGGAGTAAAGCAGCTAAGAGACGTAAATCATTTTGTGCTAGAAGTGCAGGCCAAATGAAAAAGTTTCCAAAAGCAGCTAAAAATCCTAATAGTCGTTTGAGGCAGGCAAGAAGAAGATGGAAGTGTTAACTTTGAAAAATATTATTAGTGGTGTTGTGGGTGCTGTAACTGCCTCTTTTTTTCTTTGGACTACCTCTACGCTTGTAGAAGTTGACAAAAGAACTGCAATTACAGAAGTTAAAGTAAAAGAAAACAACGAGATGATAAAAGTATTATGGACAGAGTTTATAAAAAGGAAAGATGATGGCGATCTCGCGGGGTTCAATGTCAAAACAAATTTCCAAACCTGGTGGTAAGAAGTGGAGTGCTAAGAGGAAGAGAACAGTCAATTGCTCACGACCTAGAGGATTTTCTGAAAGAGCACATTGTGCCTCTAAAAAAAGGAGAAGTGGTAAGAGGTAGTCCAGTTAAATACTGTGTGTACTGTAAACATAAAAAATGGTCATGTATTTGTAATAAAAAAAGGAGAATGTAATGCCAAAAGACGCATGTTATCATAAAGTAAAAGCCAGATATAGAGTATTTCCATCAGCGTATGCCTCAGGTGCTATTGCAAAATGTAGAAAAGTTGGTGCTGCAAACTACGGAACTGGTGGTAAAAAGAAAAAGAAAAAAGCAGATGGTGGTCTCATGGCAGCTATAAAAAGAGTTGACAGAGAGCAGTCTATGAAAGCCAAAGAAGGCAAAGTCGTTAGGATGACAAAACGAAAGTCTAAAAACCCTAACATAGCACGAGGTTGTGGTGCTATCATGTCAAGTAAAAGAAAAAAGACAAAGTACGCATAATGGCAGTTAGAAAAACAAAAGCTGGTTTAGCACTTAAGAGATGGTTCAAAGAGGATTGGAAAGACCAAAAAACTGGCAAACCTTGTGGTCGTCAAAAGGGTGAAAAAAGAGGCACACCTTACTGTAGACCCACAAAACGTATTTCTAAGAAAACACCAAAAACAGCTTCAGAGATGACAGCAAAAGAAAAACGTAGTAGGATTAATCAAAAGAATCGGTTGGGACAACCAGCTGGTAAACCGAGAAGAGTAAAATCACTAACTAGAAAAAGGAAAAAATAATGCCTGGTAAAAAAATGACACAAAAAATTAAAAACCCTACGAAGGGTATTAGAAAACCTATCAAGGGCACAAAAACTATAGGCTCTGGTGGTAAAAAGATGATGGGTGGTGGTGCTATGAGCATGAGAAGACCTGTCAGAAGAATGAGAAAAGGTGGTAAAGCCTAGTGGCAACTTCAAACTCAAGAAACTTTGACTTAGATGTAGCAGAACTTATTGAAGAGGCATACGAGAGATGTGGCTTGGAAATGAGAACTGGTTACGATGCTAGAACAGCTAGACGTTCTTTGAACCTTATGTTTGCTGATTGGGCGAATAGAGGATTAAATCTCTGGACAGTTAAACAAGAAACTCTATCTATAACTTCTGGAACTGCTTCCTATACTCTTTTAGATGCAACAGTTGTGGATTTATTAGAAGTTGTTCTACGAAACAGTAGTGGTACAGATTTTACTTTAACTCAAATGAGCCGTAGTGAGTATCTAAAAATACCTAACAAAGATAATTCTGGACAACCAAGTCAGTATTTTTTTGATAGACAAGTAACTCCTACGATCACATTATGGTCAACTCCAGATACCTCTTATACTTTAGTATTTTACTATGTAAGACGAATAGAAGATGCAGACACATTAGTTAATACAACTGATGCACCTTTTAGATTCTTACCTTGCATGGCAGCGGGACTTGCTTATTACATAGCTATAAAACGAGCACCCGAAAGAATACAGATATTGAAAAGTATATACGAAGAAGAGTTTCAAAGAGCCGCAGCAGAAGACGCAAGTAGCACACCTCTTAAACTAACACCTAACATTTCATACTTGAGATACTAATGGCTAGGTACGCAAGTGGAAGATATGCATACGGTTACTCAGATAGATCTGGATTTCGTTATCGTTTGCGTGAAATGCGAAAAGAATGGAATGGACTCAAAGTGGGTCCAGATGAATATGAAGCTAAACATCCTCAACTAGAGCCTAATTATCCAGGTCCAGATCCCACGGCATTATACGAGCCAAGACCAAATCAAGATACAGACTTGACTTCATTTATAGTGTACACAAATGCTGGAGATGGTATAATAGGACAAAAGATGACAGCGTTTACAGCTACAACTAGTCTAGGAACAGTAACAGTGAGTACGTCATGAGTTTTACACTAACAACATTAAAACAATCAATACAAGATTGGACAGAAAATACTGAAACAACTTTTGTAAACGAATTAGATTTTATTATAAAAAACGCAGAAGAACGAATATTAAAATCTGTTGATTTAGATTTCTTTAGAAAAAATGTTACTGGTGGTTTAACAACTGGTAATAAGTTTTTACAAAAACCAACTGACTATTTAGCTACCTTTTCTTTGTCTTATGTAAAAGATAGTGCGAATATTTTTCTTTTACAAAAAGACGTAAACTTTATACAAGAGTTCACACCTAATCCAACCACAACTGGTAGTCCAAGATTTTATTCCTCTTTTGATGTTGATAATTTTATCGTGGCTCCAACACCAGATGCAGATTATGTTGCTGAACTTCATTATTATTATAGACCTAATTCACTTACATTAGATGCAAATAGTACAACTTGGATAAGTACAAATGCACCAGATGCTTTATTATACGCCAGTTTAATAGAGGCGTATACTTTCATGAAAGGAGAATCCGATTTACTACAACTTTACACATCTAGATATGGTGAAGCTATAACTAGGTTGAAAGTTTATGGTGAGGGACAAGAAAACACTGATGCTTATAGAGAGGGTTTAGTAAAAGTTCCAAAACAATAAGGGAAGAGTTATGGGGAAGAAATCTAAAAGCGTGGCTATTGTCGGTCTTGGTAATAGCTGTAGCGAATATCTCATGTCTAGAATAAGAAGTGAAAGCTATGATGAAGTTTGGGCAATCAATTCAATGTCTGCTGCAATCTATCATGATAAATGTTTCATGATGGATCCACCGTCTCGCTTTTTAGATGAGATATATGCAGGTAAACAAACCAATGTAATGAAAGACAGATTGAAGAAAAAAATGGACATACCCATTTTTTCTTGCGTTACAGATAAAAGATGTCCAGATGTAGTTGAGTATCCTTTACAAGAAGTTTTACAAAAAACTGGATATGCCTATTTAAATAATACAGTTGCCTACAGTATTGCCTATGCAATAGCACAAGAAGTCACAATTCTTCATTTATATGGAATTGATTTTACATATAAAAACGTAGCCTTCGCAGAGGCAGGCAGAGGTTGTTGTGAGTTTTGGTTAGGAATAGCAGTGTCAAAAGGTATTAAATTAAACATAGCACACAATTCTTCTTTACTTGATACGAGTGTTCCAGAAGATCAAAAGTTATATGGGTATCATAGATTACAAGATCCTCTTGTTTCCACAACAACACAAGGTAATTTATTAATTACAAGAAAATCTAAAGTAGAGCCACCTAATCCTATAGAAGAAAATCAAACTATTATAGGAAGAGAGGATATACCTGGCTTAAGTTATGAGGAAAAATAAATGTTTAATGTAGGAGTATCACAAGCGGGAACTGTAAATGTAATGACTTCAGATAAAGGCGGTCTGACAAACGAACAAATAGCAGACTTAGCAGTAGATAAAATTGTTAGCATATCAGATCAAGCTCCACCACATATAAGGCAACAAGCTAATCAATTTAGAGAGCATCTCAAAAATGTTCTATATCATTATCTCCTCTTGGCAAGAAAGGAAGAGCGTGGTACTATCATTCAAGCCTTACGATCAAGTGGTCAAAAGGAAACGGCTGAATACATAAGGAGACTCTAATATGGCTATAACACAAGCAATGTGTACTTCCTTCAAAACAGAGTTATTGACAGGTACACACAATTTTGCAACAAACGGGAACGCTTTTAAATTAGCATTGTATGCAGAAGGTAGTGGTGGTAAATCATCTACAACTGCAACATTAGGTGCGACTACAACTGCGTTTACTACAACTGGAGAAGTAGCAAACAGTGGTTCTTACACTTCTGGTGGCGGCACTTTAACAAAAGTTGCTCCAACTAGTTCTGGCACAACTGCGTTTACAGATTTTTCTGATTTAAGTTTTACAACAGCTACAATTACAGCCATGGGTGCGTTAATATATAATAGCACTAATAGTAATAAAGCTGTTTGTGTGTTGGATTTCACTAGTAATAAAACTTCAACATCTGGAACTTTTACAATACAATTCCCTACTGCTGACGCTTCAAACGCTATAATTCGTATAGCCTAAAGTAGTCCAATATGGCTAACGGTTGGGGTCAAGGCACTTGGGGTGCTGTTGGATGGGGAGGTATAGGTAATACCTCTTTTGCAGTCACTGGTGTGGCTGGCACAACTGCCGTTGGTGACGAGGGAACCACAGGTGGTTCTCTTATAATAGAAACTGGTCTTCAAGCCACTGGCTCTGTTGGAACTGTTAGTCCCAGCAGTGTTCACATTATTGTCCCAACTCCAGTGGTTGCCACTGGCTCTGTTGGAACTGTTCTTGCCAAAATACCCATAACTGCTGTAGTCACTGGAGTATCTGCAACAACTGGATTTATGACAGGCTGGGGTAATGATGGCTGGGGTTCTGGTGTTTGGGGTGGTGGTGTTTTTGCTGATGTAGGTCAAAGACTTGAACAAACTGGAGTGCAAGG